CCTGTGGGATGCGACGCACGACAGTCTGCTTCTGGGCAACGGCATCGTCAAGCACTGGTGGGACGACAAGGAAGACTGCGAGTATTCCGAACTCACCGGCATGACGGCGGAGCAGATCGCCATTCTCCAGCAGGAGCGCGGCTTTGAGATCACCGCCCAGGAGCCCGGCGAGCCGCAGATTGTCGCAATGCCCGATCCACAGACGGGCCAGCCTATCCAGCAGGAAATCCAGACCTTCAACATCAAGACCAAGCGGGTTACTCGCTCGGGGCGCTTGCGCATCAAGTGCATTGCCGGTGAGGATTTCCTTAAGGACAAGGATTCGATCGATCTGGAGGATGCCCGCTTCACGGCGCATCGGGATAGCGTCACGCGCTCCGATCTGGTCGAGATGGGCTTTTCTCAGGACGTTGTGGATGAACTGCCGTCCTATCGGCCCTCGGGGCTGCAGGAAGAGCGCATGGCGCGCGATCCGACCTATGATTTCAGCGCCGACACCCCAGACCGCTCGATGCAGCTCATCGATCTCTACGAGTGCTACATCAAGGTTGACGTCGATGGCGACGGCATAGCCGAGACAGTCCGGGCCTATTACGCCGGCTCTGGCGGGGCAGGGGAATTGCTTGACTGGGAGGTATGGGACGATGACTGCCCGTTCTCGGATATCCCCTGTGAACCTGTCCCGCATCGCTGGGATGCGCGTTCTATCGCTGATGAGACGATGGATACCCAGCGCGTCAAGACGGTTCTGACGCGTCAGTTTCTCGACAACCTCTATTGGGTGAACAACCCGATGAACGAGGCCGAGGAAGGCACCGTCGTTAATCCCGAGATGATGAACGCTCCGGTATTCGGGGGCACGGTCTGGCGCAAGAAAGGGACGATGGGCACTGCACCAATAACGCAGTTGCCCATTCCCTTCATCGGCGACAAGGCCCTAATGGGCCTGGAACACTTCGATCAGGTTACAGAGAAGCGCACAGGCGTTTCCCGCGCCTCGATGGCGCTCGATCCTGAGACACTACAGAACCAGTCTGCAACGGCCAACCAGAACCAGAAGGACGCGTCTTATTCCCAGGTGGAGTTGATCGCCCGCAACCAGGCCGAACTCGGCTGGAAGCGCGTCTTCAAGATGATCCTTCGCTTGCTGGTGAAGCATCAGGACCGGCCGCGAACCATCCGCATCCGGGACAAGTGGGTCGATATGGACCCGCGTTTCTGGAATGCTGGCATGGATGTGACGGTGAACACCGGCATGGGCACAGGTTCCCGCGATCGGGACATCATGATGCTCAACAACATCCTGATGACGCAGAACCAGATGGCCATGACCCTGGCTCAGGGCGGGTTTGCCGGCGAAGCGCTGGAAATGCTGCCCAAGATCATCAAGAGCGCAACGAAACTGGCTGAATCGTCGGGCATCAGGAACCCGGACGAATATTACATCCAGATCGATGATCAGAAGCTTGCGCAGATGCAGCAGCAGGCCACACAGCCCAAGCCAGACCCGGCCCTGCAATTGGAGCAGGCCAAGGTTCAGGCGCAGATGCAGCTTGAACAGGCCAAGATGCAGATGACGGCCCAGCTTGAGCAGGAAAAGGCGCAGGCTGCGGTGCAAAAAGAGCAGGCCCAAATGCAGGCCGATCTTCAGGTGAAGATGGCTGAGATGCAGAAGAACACGGAAGCCGAGGGCCAGAAGCAACAGCTTGAATACGCCAAGCTGGCCGAGGCATCGCGGCAGAAGGAATTGGACCGTCAGCATCAGATGACGATCGAGGTCATGAAGATCAACGCGCAGCAGCAGGCGCAACGCGAATCCCTCGCCATGGCCGCCCACACCAACGAGCAGAACAACGCGGTCAAGGTGCAGACCTCGAAACAGAAGGTAAAGCCATGAGCAAGACGCGCTATTCACGCAAGACGGCTGATGGCCAGGTCGCGGCCAAGAATGTCTTTCTCCATGCGGTGTCGATCGCGCCGACGACGGCAACCCCGACCGCCGGCCTTCTGTCGATCTATGACAGCACAACGGAGGCCGGAACCGTGGTCTTCTCGGAATGGATCTTCGCCACCACGCCCGGCCACACGATCATCCTGGATGTGTTCTGCGATACCGGCATCTATGTTGGCTATGACGCAACGCTGGCCAACGTTTCGGTGACTGTGAGCTTCAGTGGCGGTTGATCTGGACCCCAAGGAAGCTCGGCGCCTCCTTGACGACGCAACCCTATCCTTGGCCTTCGACAGGATCGAGTTTGATGCGCTGCGCGCGCTCGCTGAGGTCCAGGCCGACGACATAACAGCGGTCCTTCGCCTTCAGCAGAGGGTGCAAGCGATCGAAGACATTCGCTCCGAGCTGCAATCGGCAGCCAATCGGACGAACACGGCGAACTCCACGGGAACCTTCGCCTAAACTCCCACGAGGAAAACCAGACATGCCAGCAAGCGACCTCCCCGTCGAGGGGACCGCCGAGGACAGCGCGCTATCGTTCAACGACGGCGCGGACGCCATAGAAAACCTCCTAGACGACTCGGGTGAACCGAAGCCCGTCAAAAAGGTAGAGGCCAAGGAAGAGGCAGAGCAGCCGGAAGAGACCGATGAGGTCGAAGCGGATGACGATGCCGACGCTCCCGAAGACGAAGAAGCGACAGAAGAACCAGACGGCTCCGAACCCCTCAAGGGTGGCCGCTTTGCGCCTGATACGGCCAAGGTGACGCTCGAAGACGGGACCGTGATCACCGTAGCGGAACTGAAGCGCAACAACCTCTTCCAGCGAGACTACACCCGGAAAACGACTGAACTGAAACAGGAGCGTGACACCTTCTCTCAGTATCAGGAGCAGATGGGCAAAGTCGCTCAATCTCTCGCACAGCAGCGGGACTTTGTACTTTCGGTTGCTCAACGTTTCGTGCCCAAGGCCCCGGACAGGGGCATGCTGGACCCGGCATCGCCGTCCTTCGACCCGATCGCCTACACCCAGCAAAAGGCAGATTACGACGAGCATATGCAGGTGCTCAACCAGCTCAACTATCAGCAGCAGGCCGAACGTGGCCGGATGACTGAAGAGCAGAAAATCGAAGCCAATCAGCGCAAGGCCCAGGAATGGGAACGGCTGTCAACGGCAGTTCCGGAATTCAAGGACAGCAAGGTCTACACCAAGTTCTGGAACGATGCCGTCGAGACGATGGCTGCGTACGGTTTTGCCGAGCAAGAGCTTAGCGAGACCATCGATCACCGCATGTATCTCGCGATGCGTGATCTCGTGCAATTCCGCAGGGCCAGACAACAGGCCCCCAAGGTCAAGCAGGAGATCGAGAACAAGCCCCGGATCATGCCCGGTGGCCGTCGCATGGACCCGAAAGCCAAAACCACCCGTGAAGCTCAGCAGAGGAGCGAGGCACTGCGCAAATCCGGCACGTTCGACGCCGGGATTGCGTCCCTCATGGACCTCAAAGACCTTTAACGGAGAACTCTCATGGCACAGGTTGCCAACACCTTTGAAACCTACGACGCCGTGGGTAACAGGGAAGAGCTTGCCGACAAGATCTATATGATCACGCCGGAAGAAACCCCCTTTACCTCGCTCATCGGCCGCAAGTCCGTCGCCTCTGTCCACCCCGAGTGGCAGACCGACACGCTCGCCACCCCGGTCACCACGAACAACCAGCCGGAAGGCAATGACTGGACGTTCGACGCCATCAACCCGACGACCCGTATCGGCAACTACTGCCAGATTTCGGAAAAGGCGTTCATCATTTCCGCGACCCAGGACCAGACCGACAAGGCTGGCCGCAAGTCGGAAGTGGCGCGCGAAACCGCGAAGAAGGGCGTTGAACTCCGCACCGATATGGAAGTCACCCTCCTGAGCAATCAGGCGGCTTCCGCTGGTACGGGCAATGGCGCCACCAACCGCACCTCGGCCGGCTTCCGTGCCTGGGTCGCCACCAATGACGATCTTGGTGCCGGCGGTGCCTCTGGCTCGTTCTCGAACGGCATCCAGGGCGCGGCGACCAACGGCACCCAGCGCGCGTTCACCAAGGCCATTCTGGATTCGGTGATCCTGAACACCTACAACGCCGGCGGCAACCCTGATGTTCTCATGGTTTCGCCGTACGTCAAGACGGTGTTCTCGCGCATCCTTGACGACGCGGACGTGGTTCCGCTGCGTCATGAGATCAAGGCTGGCCAGGCCAAGATCATCGCGGCGGCCGATACCTATCTGTCGGACTTCGGCACGATCACGGTCGTTCCGAACCGCCAGATGGCCCGTGCCGGCGCGACGGTAGCGCGCAATGCGTTCCTGATCGACCCGAAGATGGTCCAGATGGGCGTCTTCCGCGACATCACCATGAACAAGCCCGCCAAGACCGGCGACTCGGAAAAGCGCGTCCTGAACGTTGAGTACACCCTCATCGTGAAGAACGAAGCCGCCCACGGCTGCGCCGCCGATCTGTTCGGCCTGACCGCTTCGACCTGAGGAGACACGACAATGGCTACTTCCTACTCCCTGCAGCCGATCGTGGTCACGGCCACGACCACGCTTACCCAGCGTCCGTACGCAAACAACATCTGCGTGCTGGATTCGGCCACTGGCCGCACGATCACCCTCCCGGCTTCGACCGGCAAGGGTGACGTGTATACTGTGTTCGTCAAGACGACTGTTTCGTCCGGCAACCATGTCATCCAGGTGGCGAACTCCACCGATGTGCTGCAAGGCTCTGTTGGGCTCGTGGTTGGCGTTGCTGGCACGATCGGCTTGACGGCCTCGACCTCGGACACCATCACGATGAACGGGTCCACTACGGGCGGCATTTTCGGCTCGTGGGTTACCGTCACGGACGTTGCGGCCGGCTTCTGGATGCTCACGGGCAGCCTGAATGGTTCCGGCACGATGACCACGCCGTTCTCGGCCGCCGTCTAACCGACGCGCATATCAACGGAAGGGGCTGCTTCGGTGGCCCCTTTTTCTATCCAACCATGGAGAATTTCATGCCGAGAGGCGTATACGATCGCCAGCCGACTGCGCCCGATGTGGAAGCAATCCCGGCTACCGAACCCGTCAAGATGATCGCAATGAAGCTGGAGCGGCACTATCGCCCGCTTGGTGACTATGAGGTCGTCGGCTACCTCAAGCCTGAAGTGAAGCGGAAGCTTCCCAGCGGT